TAATTGGATAATTAAGTAAAATTAAATAAAAGGAAAGATAATATGGCTTTATCAAAAGTAGAAACAGATGATTATGAAATAAGAGGTGTTTACAAACATATCAATGTTCGTACTAAAACATCTATCATGGAAGATGGTGCAGAAATCTCTTACAAATATCATAGAAAAGTGTTAACACCAGATATGGATTTATCTGGAGAGTCAGCAGAGGTACAGGCTTTAGCTGGTGCTTTATGGACAGATGAAGTAAAGACAGCATGGGCAAATAAACAAGCTGAAGATTAATTAACAAACAAGGAGTCGAAAATGGCTAAAAAACAAAAAGAACAGCCAGTCTTGAATCTTGATGGCAAAGAGTATGTTATCGAAGATATGACTGATTCACAAAAAGAGCTAGCAGGAAAAGTTGCTATGTATCAAAATCATGTAAATGATATTCAAAATAAATTAAATACAAATACTTTTATGCGACAACAATTAGTTGAATGTGAAAAAGTGTTTGTAGAAAAACATCAAAAGGGTGTAATGGAGCTTAAAAAAGCTTTAGAGCCTGAAGAAGTTGAGGCTGAAGCTAGCTAATGCTTATAAGGAAAAGTTCTAAGGGTCATGACCTAAAGTTGTATAGAAATACAACTCCTGGTTCTGTTCGCACAAAAAATTATCCTGATGGTACAACCGAGACCCTTACTTATCCTTCTAGGTATAAATATTTTCTTGTTTTTAATGGCTCTGTTATTCAGCGTAGTGATAATTGGAATACTATTGAGCAAGCTTATGTTGATAAATGTGATGATGAACATGGTGGAGGTACAGGTAGAATGATAATTGGAAAACATAAGCTAGAAAATAATATTATAAAAGAATTATGAAAAACCCTTTAGCAACGCTTGTATTATGGCAATATAGAACTGGTCAATTAGATGGATGGACAGCGTATCATTTAGCAGCGGGAGCTTTTTTATGTAAAATATTTCAATGGTTACATTGGACAGATTTTTGGTGTGTAATGGGTGTCTTCATTATAGGAGTATTATGGGAAGTGTTTGAATGGTTTGTTGAGGGTGATGAAGAAACCTACGGAACTAAAAAAGCTTGGGCATATAACACTATGGCGGATATTGTTGTTGAAACAGGAATTGCATGGTGGATGGTGCTGTGAATAAAACAATTAAAAAATTAAAAAATGGAGATTTTAAAGTTGTCAATACGAGTTATGACATTCCTGTTAAGTATAGTAAGTATTCAAAATTGCGAAAGCCGAGGGTGGTTAGTAGGGAATTCACCTTTGACGCCTCAGGATACTTTGTCAAACACAGTATTTATAGAGATAGTTGATGTTGATTCAATAAAGCATCGGTATCATGGAAAAATTTATGAACACTCTAATTGGTGTTACTTGCATTATGATTGGGAAAAAGTTGAAGTAAAATGAGTGAACAACAAGAATCTTTAATAAGAGGACAATCTGTTTTAATGCTAGCTCGTAACAGAGGTAGAAATAATATAAGAAATAAAATTTTAACAAAATTTTTAAAGTGCATTAAAGGTAAGTAATGGATTTTTTAGCATTGTATGGTGAAGCGGGAATGATTGGCGTAGTGGGTGCTATGTTTGTTTACTTAGTAGTGTCTCTTTCTAATAAATCAGCTAAACAACAAGAAACATTAAAAGAGTTAGAAGTCGAAAATAAAGGTCAATCTGAAACATTAGAAAATTTAGAATCTATTTGTCTCAAATTAATTGATAGATGGAATAAATCGGATGACAAATTAGATAGAAAATTTGATGCAATAACCAAAGAAATCAATGATTTAGACAATCAAGTATCAAGGGTAGAGGGTTCTTTATCTAGAATAAACGGAAAACATTAATGGATAGTTTAAAAGTAGCGGTAATTAGTTTTAGTAACTACGCAATAGGGCTTACTCAAATACATGAGTCTTTGCAAATCGTAGTAGCAATTCTTTCAATTATTTTGTTATTAATGAATATAAAAAAAGGGAATAAATAATGGATATAAAAGCGTTGATGGTTGCAAAAGCAACGGAGCTAGCAGAACAACAAGCAGATGGTATAAGAGAAGCTTTTTTAGCGTACCTAAAAAGTGATGAGTTTGAAATAATGATAGCAGAAGGTATGGACAGGGCTATAAATATACCGTTTGTAAAAGATGAGAAAGAAGCTCCAATATTTCGTGACGTAGCTGATTTAATTCAAAACTTACTTGCAATGATTATTAGCGGTGCAAAGTTGGGTAAATAATGATTGATTCATTACAAATGATGCACCTTATTAAAAGCACATTGGAAAAAATGGGTTTAAAATATGCTAGCCATGATGCTATGATGCTAGTATATAGAACTGGATTAGTTGAATCTAAATACCAGTATCTAAGTCAAAAAGGCTCCGATATAGCTCGTGGATTCTGGCAATGTGAACCTTGGGTAGCTGTTTCTTTATGCAATGATTATTTGCAATATAGAGAAACTCTTATGAAAAAAGTAGCCGAAGTATGTTATTTAGATTGGAAATATTTTACTAACCCCCAAGAAGAAGACTGGAAACAGATAATGACTACTAATATTTTAGCAGGAATTGTTGTATGTAGATTGCATTACTGGAGAGTCCCTAAACCGCTGCCTTCTTCGCTAGAACAACAAGCTAGCTATTGGAAAAGTTGGTATAATACAGCAAAAGGCGCTGGAACAATAGAGCATTTTGAAAAAATTGTTGTTAAATACAGTTAATTAATGAAAAGCAAATCTGTCTTTTGGACCAAAGAAAAAAAAGATAGAGCAACTAAACTTCTTTTAAAAGGATACACTTACAGTAGAGTTGCTTCTGTTCTTAACCTTGAATACCCAAATGAAACTTTTAACGCTGAAAAAATAAGAGGGTTAAAAAGAAAGGGTAAACTAGGCATTAATCCAAATAAAAATTTATCTGATACTTTAATAGAGCATAACGAAGATTTAAAAGCTAATATAGACAGTTTCCATGAAGACATTGAAGATTATAAAAAACAAGGCAAGAATTTTGAAGTTGTAGGTAATTATGCTATTTTAGATTACAGAGGTGAAAAAAACCCTCAAACATTAGACGAGCTATTAGATGCCTGCAATGTTGATACTGAAATATGGAAAGTAGATAGATATGTAGTAAATAAGTGGGAAACAGCCATGAAAACATCGGAGGCAATTATACATAGACCCTTGTTTCAGGTTAAAGCGTGGTTAGTTAGGATAAAACCAGTTGAAGTTGAGTTTCCACATATTACTCCTATTGCTCCTATTAGCTTTAAAAAACCAAAAATAAACATCAAAAAATCTAAAAAATTTAAGAAAGCTCTTATTATTCCCGATGCACAGTTTGGTTTTAGAAGAGATGTTGAAACTGGAGTGCTAGACCCATTTCACGATAGACAGGCTCTTGATTGTGTTTTACAAGTTGCTGAGCTAGAAAAACCAGATACTATAATATATCTGGGTGACATGATGGACTTACCTGAATGGTCAGATAAGTTTTTAGTTTCTCCTGAGTTCTTTTTTACTACGCAACCAGCAATTAACGAATTGCATTGGTGGACTAAAGAATTTAGGCAACATTGCAATACTATGATTTATTTAGAAGGTAACCATGAATTAAGAATGAGTAAAGCTATATCAAAAAATATAATCGCAGCATATAACCTTAAACCAGCTAATGAACCAAAAAAAACTCAGATGACAATTCCAACTTTGCTAGCTCTTGATGATTTAGGCGTAGAATATAAAGCTCCGTATCCTGCTGGCGAGTATTGGTTAAACGATAACTTGCGCGTTTCTCATGGCACTTTAGCTAGAAAAGGAAATGCTGATACTGTGAAAGCAATTCTAGCTCAAGCAAGAAATTCTGAAATAGTTGGACATATACACCGACATGAAATGGCACAAAAAACTGTACACCCTCGAAAGGGTATTAGAACGTATGTAGCATATTCCCCAGGAACTGTTGCGCGCATTGAATCCAACATTGTTCCTGCTTTTAGCCCAAGAAACGATTGGCAACAAGGATTTGCATTAGTAAACTATCAAGATGATAATGGTTTATTTCAAATTATACCACATAGTATATTTAATGGAGTCACCTTATATAATGGAACGGAACTCAAAGCTAGAACTCCTTTAATTCGCAAACTTAAAAAAAAGTTAAATTTGTAACATTTCCGTAACATCGGTAAAAGTTGAGTTACAAATATGTTACAAATAAATCTAAGTTCAACAATATCAACACATAATCCTGGCTCATAACCCGAAGGTCGGAGGTTCGAATCCTTCCCCCGCTACTACCGAGAAAACCAGAATCTCGACGAGAGGCCCTCTTAAATGAGGGCTTCTTGTTTAACGGTTAGCGCGGTTTGTAATAGTTTGTAGGGGTTTGCTTTGTTACAAAAATGCTACACCTTGATACAAAAATGTTACATCCTAGTCCAAAGAAGTTATTTTTTTAGCAATAAAATCAAAATCCTGATGAGTATAAATGTCCGCTGTAGTCTCTTCATTGCTGTGTGCTAGCATCGCTTTCCTGTCTTTTGAGCTTAGTCCACCTTCCGTTAACATCATCATATTAAAGGTGTGCCTTAAACAATGAATATCAGCTTTTACAGTATATCCAAGTTCTCTTAATGTTTTTTGAAACCTTTCTCTAGACGAATCCCTATCATCTTTTTTTGTATAAACATTAACAATATTCATTGCTTGTAATTTTGGATGAAGGGGTATTTCTACGGGTATATCTGTTTTTTCAGTATCGTGAATTACAATCCTATCTTTAAGCACCTGGTTTTTTGTTAATGTTCCAGCATCGCTAGCTCGTAACCCAGTATAAAAACATATACTCCAATACGCCTTGTCTCTTTCTGATGTTTTTTTGTTTTTAATTGCTTGCAAAACATATTGAGGCGGTATTGGTATTCTTTTTTTCCCTTTATGGATTGGTATATCTGCGTTTTCTGTTGGATTGGTGTTTTCATAGTATTGATACTTGGTTGCATACTCAAACATTTTACCAAGAACGCGTATTTCATCTTCAACTGTTTTTGATGACACTTTTGATTTTGCCATTCTATAAACAATATATCTATCTATATCAGCTGCATTAATTTCAATAAACAACTTGCGATTTTTTTCTAACCTCATGTAATCATTAAATCTATTAATGTAGCCTAGTTTTTGTTTAGTGTATGCTGTGTTTTTTGACTTTGAAAGCATGTTTATTTTATATTTTTCACATACATCGTGTATGGTCATGCGTTGATTCTGTGGGATGTTGTTCTTTTTAAAAAAAAGCTCTTCATCCCACTTTTTCTTCAGCATCTTTGCTAGCTTAAGGGATGCGGTCCCAGTGCTTCGCATAATTCTATTGGGCGGTGTACCTTCCGTGTACCACCAATTTGGACTATCTCCTCTGCGATAAAGCCTACTCAATTTTCTATTCCATTAATAATAATAGACTTGCTTAACACTTTTACTGGTTTTGACTTCCAATCTAATAATAAATAGCAAATAGTGTTGCAATAAGCACCTTGATAAACATACCTAACTGGGATGACCATATAATGCAACCCTGCAACCCACTTAAGAGAATCTAAAACAGTAGGTAGGTTTCTAGTCATTTTTTTTAATTCTTTTAAGGTATCTTTATCAATAACTTCATCAACAGGGTGTTTGTCGGTTAGGTGCCAATTTCCTACAGAAAGAAATTTATTTTTATAAGTTTCAGATTCAATGTTTATAATTTTTGCTATCTTTTCATATCCTTCAGCTTTGGATACTTTTCTCTCTGTCGGTTTTAAAGAAAATATATTTTTTATTTCTACTGTTGTTTCCATATCGGCTTGAACATCGTCAAATTTCATTTTTTGTAGCGGTTGGTTTTCTATAACATTTTTCAACATAACCAATTCGCGTTGTTGTTGTTCAATTTTGTCTTTTTGTAAATCAATGATATATTTAGCATCTAACATATCCACATCCCTTGTAATTTCAATATTATCATCTTTAACTGAGACTTTCTCGTTTAAATTTTTAATATTTGGTTGTTTTTGTCTTGTTTTTGTTTTTAAAACTGGGCTTATATAATCAGTTATTTGGGTATTGTTTTCGTTACAATACCTTTGTATCACTGACATTGGCATTCGTTGTCTAGCTTTCCAATTTGAAACCGCTGCGGGTGATACTTCAAATATTTTAGCTAGCTCTGCATCTGAGTAAATTTCTCTTTCTAATTTTATTTTATTTAATATAAATTGTATATTCATAACAAAAAGTGTTTTTTATTTCCAAAATGTGTATTAACTTCACTAAGCTTGTGTATCAATTACATAAACACAATAACCATACACAAACATACACAAAAGAACACAAAAAAGCAAGAAAAAGGAATATAAATGGCAGAATTTCTAACAGTTTCACAGGTTGCCGATGAGCTAAAAGTGTCAACAGGTACGATTAGGCAGTACATACAAACAGGAAAATTGAAAGCTAGCAAACCAGGTGGTAAGAAATTTATCATCTTAAAAGCCGAGCTTTTGAGGTTTGTTAATAAAGCAACCTATAAACCATTAGCTACTCTTTAATTATTAGTTCTGTAACGTTAGTGAAAGAACTAATAATTAAAAGGGAGCAATGAAAAAAGCAGAATCAGTAGCAAGAAAAGAATGTGCCAACTATAACGGTGGCAAATGTCTAGGAGTTATGTTTACAAGAATTAATGGCAAAATAAATGTCAAGGTTGACAGCAGTTTTGCAGGCAAGGATTGTTCAAAACAACTAAACAAATGTATATACTTTAACAACGTAGTAATAGGGAGCAAAATACATGCCTAAAGAAGATGATTTCGTTTTAAAAATGCGAATAGAAAAAACAACGAAAACTACCGAAGAAGATTTAAAAAGGTTTTATATAACGGTAAACAGAATGGCAGAAAATTTAGGATTTAATGTAATTGCACCCAAAGAAAACAGCCAACACCTAGCGCTTAGAGGAGACACAGAGAATGAGTGAAGAAACTTTAGCCTTAGATGAACTTCACGATGAAGTAAAAGAAACCGATATTAATGAACTTCATGCAGACCAAATGCTATACAAAATAGCTCAACTAGAAAAAGAAATTGAGGAAATAAAAGAAAAGCAAATGGCATCTGCCGAGTTTTATGACAGAAGGATAGAATCGGTTTTAAAACAAATACAATACAGAGCAAATTTTCTTGAATCTTTTATGATGCAAAAATTAAAAAGTTCAAATAAGAAAACTGCAAAAATGCCCAACGGAACCCTTAGAGTGACGTCTAGGACGGTAAAGCATTTTGGAGAAAATAGCGATTTAATCAAGTTTTCTTACGACAACAACATACCGACTAGGGTTACGGAGAAACCCGACAAGAAAGCGATTTCTAATTTTATAAAAGAAACTGCACATGCCCCAAATGATTACGAAGAAAGAATAGAAACATCGTTTTCTTACAAGACAAACAACCAACAATAAGGAGAGAATATGCCAGTAAAAATAAAAGGAAAAGACTATCGCACTGTAGCAGAGCGCGTAGAACTTTTTCATCAAAATCACAAAAACGCTGAAAAAAGCATTACCACAGAAATACTGCACAACGATGAAAGTACGGTAATGATGAAGACTACTGTTACCGTAGGAGACTCTACCTATACGGGGCATGCCGTTGAGGTTTATAATAGTTCCATGATTAATAAAACGTCTGCATTGGAAAACTGTGAAACTTCAGCAATAGGAAGAGCTTTAGCTAGCGCAGGGTTAGGTGGAACTGAATTTGCATCTGCTGATGAAGTTACAAATGCTATTGCCCAACAAAATAAACCCGCAGCAAATAATGGCGCTAGCAATGGAGTCCCTAAAGTTAGAAATCAAAATATTCTAACCGAAGAAAATAGTGCAAATACACCTACAGATTGGAATAATGGAAGAGAGAGTGCTATCAATTTTGGAAAACATAAAGGAAAAAAATGGAAAGAAGTACCAAGAGATTACTTGATATGGTTAGCTGAAGGCTCGGACAATGAGCAATGGAAAGCGATGGCAAATGCTGAGATTTTACTTAGAGTTACAGAAGGAGCAGAAAAAAGCAAAGAATCTAAGAAAGAAACGGAAAAAAACGCAGATGTATCTGCTGGTTGGATAGTTGAAGAAAAACAAGAGTCTATGGCGCTAGCC